TCTTTGGTAACAGTCATATAGCCCTTGGAAGTAATAGGGACATGGTCATTGTCATAAGTAAGAGTAACAAATAATGCGGAAGAGCAATGACGCTCTTCCTGCATTAAACGGAATGACCAAGAGCTAACGCGACGAGCTACGCAGAGAGGACACCTGCCACAGGGGACAGGTATTTTATCATCAGTTGCAAAGAACGGCGTTAGACACATAGTTAAATTGTTGGTGTACCAAAGAAGGGCATTGGACGAACAGCGCGGATTTGATTAAACACGTGCATCAAGATTTTGTCGTCATCTGGGTCAGTAACGGCAAAGACTCGATGTGTCGGATTTGCCTGAATAAATGAGGCGTTAAGCGCCGGGATAGTGTCGAAGATTCGACCCATATGCCAGAAGTTGAGAGTATCACGGAACTGACCGGAGACTCGGTTTGCCATATACTTATATTCAGAATAGCGAGGGGTGTAACCAAATGTGTCACCACCCTGATTGGTGTAGGCAAATACTTCACGATTTAGAATTTGTTGTTCGCCGATATTGGCGAACTGTGGCCAGTAATAGTCCAGGGGGTCGAATTTCTGGAAGTGTTTAGGAATACCTTGCTGATAAGCTGTACGAGGCATCACTGACATGATTGTGATGAGATAGCCATGCTCTTTAGCATAGTATGAAGCCGTATTGCCGTCAATGGCGGTAATACCATGGCCGGACATAGTTCCTTGTGGCGCATCTTCCGTGCCCGTCGTGTTAAGCACTTCGGAGATTTGTATAGGGGATTTTGTCCCTGTAACCATTTCAGGCCTTTGTAACCGATAGTCTTCTGGCTTGACTCCGAAGAAAGAAAGAATAAGTTCCGCGTAGCGAGAGCCGCCTCGTGCTTTCTTTTCAAACCATTCCTGTAGCCGGAAGGCACGGCGAAGATCATTGATAGTTGTCGCAGTGTTTTGGAGTTGTGAAGTGTCCGCATATAAGAAATCATCATTTACGTTACCATTAGCGGTGCCACCAATAGCACCAACATTGTTTGGAGTTCCGTCAAGGGAATACAGACCGCCACCAGTACCATCGTTAACACGTACAGGCACATCATTAAAGTCGGCCATAGGAATAGCAACGGGGTCGCCCTTCTGAGCAAAGGGGAGAGCCGAAGTGAAATAGTCATGCTCCCAAGCGCGCTTACGCATAGTGAGTAGACCAGCCAAATAAGGATTAATGTGAAGACCATCATATAGCTGGCATTCAACTTCTGGTTGAAGGTTTTGATCGCGATAAAGAGTGTTCCAAATAAGCTGATAAGCAGCAAAGGGAAGCAGGGAAATCTGCTCAGCGACACCGGCGTTATTAGTACGGGCGGGAATGCCAAAATGGTCACAGAGCTTTGTATATAGAAAGTCCTGATTAAAACCATTGCATTCAAAGTAAGGAGCAGCAGGAATAGTACCGTCGACTTTTTCCTGCATAATGAATTTTTCAAAGTTCTTCCATGTAAGACGATTAGGAACGAAAAATGTTTCGAAACGAACATCTACACGGTGCATCATAGGAGCAACCATAGGCATAAGCCTTGCGAGAGCTTTTTGTGATAAGGAAACCTTATCACCGGGAACCAAATCAAGAGCTAAGACGGGGACAAGATCACCCATATTACATGAGAGCTTGTGATCGTGGGAAAGATTAAATACGCTTTTCCCGGGGCGTTTCATTTGTACCTGAGTAAACAGGTTTTTGTTGTGACTCATTGAAGTCAATTTAAGGAGTGAAAGATTGGATAATGCTCCTGGAGGAAGTCCTGTAGGAGGGGATAACAAAATAAGCCTCCCAAATAGGGAGGCTCAGTTTCATAAACGAACTCCACCTCGAGATACATGGTAGGTACGTTTAGAGGTTGTGCGGCTTTTTCTGCCGCGACGGCTACGACCACGGTAGCCACGGGATTTTTTTCTCATTTGCGCAAATTTAAGAAGTGAAGAAATTAATGATACTGCAATAGTAGTAATTGCTTGCCACATAACTAACGTTTCTGAAGATATTTTTTTATGGCATCGCCAGAGGTGAATTGCTTTTCACCAGCCTTACGACCGGGGGAAGGGCTGAAATACCCGCCATAAGGAGAACCAGCAGTAACGGCCTTGCCAATAGTACCAGCAGCGGAAGCATCGACGTCATCAAATAGACCTCGGGCGATCTGATAGGGGATCCTTAGGTAAGCGGGATCAGAAGGTTGAAGGCCGACCTCTTTTAATTGGGCATCAAGTTCCATAAGACGGCCAGACTTTTTCATTTGGTCAATACGAGCGTTGATCTCGTTAATTTGGGCAGGACCGAGCTTGTTGACACGATACCATGATTCTGCAATACGTTGAACGGATTCAGAAACGTTTTGAGAGGTCATGACGTTACGTCGAACGTTTTCATCGAGAGTGTAATTGAGATCAGCACCAAGTTTATCAAGACGTACATTTTCAGTCTCACGGCGAACGTTTTCCATAGACTGTTTGTAACCGAAGTCATAGGCGAGGTCTTGACCTTTAGTAGCTGTAAGATCAGCATTAGCAAGAGCAGAAAGCGTTTGAGCTTTTTTGAGTAATAGTTCCTGATCCATGAGGGTATTTTGCTTCATGGCATTGTCGTACATCTGGCTTTGCATTTTGATTTGATACATATCCATTATAGGGTTCCCATCGACTTGAGGGGCGCGAGGGTTCCAAGATGGAGCGCTGCTAGAATCAATAGAACCAGCGCTGATGCCAGCAGAAGAATTACCGTACATAAGAGCAGGGTTGAGATTTGCGTCTCGGAGACGAGCCATTTGGCTTTTTGGGGAGTTGTACTCATTTTGACGATACCAGTTTTCAAGATTATCCGCTTTTTGTTTGTCATACATTTCGCGGGAGAAATTCATTGTCTTTTTGTTCATCCGCTGAGCCGAAATGACATTAGTAGCGGAGTTTACTGAGGACGCTAGCCCGGCAAGGGCTGCGTCTGTGTCTGTAGGCATAGTGTTTTTTTATTTAATTATAAAATAATTTTTTTTGGGGGAAACGCTAAAGCTGTTTTCCCCGATATCAAAGCCCGCCTTAGCCCCGGTTGCGGTGTATCTCGCAAAGCTTGTCGTCGTACCTCCTTCGCGCAACGCGAGCTAGACCTTAGGGGGGCGTGGCGGGCTTAGACCGGGTGCAGCGCAGGGCGCACCCGTGGATTTAGAGATCTACTAGAAAGGAGATCTGTTTTTTGTTAATCGACCGTTGGGGTCGATTAGCACTAATATATCAAGAGTGAATTAGTGCTGGAGGCCGTAACGGCCTCTTTTTTTTCGCCTTCGGCGCGAGATTTTTCTCGGATATTGGATTTTACCGCCCCTAAAGGGCGGAGTCTGACCCCCCATCGCTTCGCTCGGAGTTACTCCTTCGGAGTAACGGGGTCAACAGGCTGTTGTTGTGAAGCGAGTTCACGCTTTTTCTGCTCTTCTTTTAACCAAGCATCGAACTCCGCCTCTTTCTTTTTGCGGAAGTCGATATCCGCTTGGCGTTTTGCATTGAGCTTGTTAATAGCATCAGAGAGCAGAGCATGTCGATCAATAAGATCGAGAGACGCAGGATTAACACCTTCGTCGTTGGAATCGTCAGCATCGATATCGTGAGAATAGCCCAGGTTTCCACCTACATCAAGGGGTAGACCTTTTGCGAACCGATCGATCAGCGTTCGCAAGCTCATAGATTGATCTGGAATAGTAAGACTTTTGGAATCGGTAACGATTTCAAACTCTACAGGGAATACGTCCCTGCGATAATAGGTTTGATAAGACTTCATAGTTTGTCGCTTTGAATTGATTGTTTATACATGCGTTTAAAGGCAGCATGTTTCGCCTGATCTTTTTCATGTTGGGTACGCTCATCAGCGGATTGCTTTTCGATAAGACGGTGTAACGCAGATTTACCGGCCATAAGGCGCGTGTATTCATCAAAGATTTTTTCCTTGTAATATCGAGGCATTGCGATTTTTTTCCATCAGTAGTGGTACAGTAGAGACGTTCATCTGGAATGGCATTGTGCCAACCAATGATGGCGGGAGTAATATAAGCCTTTCCAAGCCCCTTAGACATATTGGCGAAAGGGGGTAAACGATCGTCGTTTTTGTGAAGAGGAACCGCTTGTGGCTTAGAAATGTACTTAAGCGTATAACCGATTGATGCGCCGGTAACAGAACCGGTATGTACGGAGCCGTACTCCCACGCAGCATGCACTGTACTTGCATCCGCGTTAAAGAGGATACAGTGATAGTGAGGGCGCATTGTTTTTCCTCCATACTCAGCTGCCAGATAATACTTAAGTTTCGCATGCGGATTGAGTTTACGAAGTTTCTTGAAGAAAATACGATGATGTTCTTTGGTAACAGTCATATAGCCCTTGGAAGTAATAGGGACATGGTCATTGTCATAAGTAAGAGTAACAA